AAACAAAGAGGTGAACTATGGCTACTCAGGCGGGCAAGGACCTACTGATCAAGATCGACCAAACCGGTGACGGTGTCTTTGAAACTCTGGCCGGGCTGCGCGCAACGCGTTTGTCTTTCAACGCTGAAACTGTGGATGTGACCAACCTTGGCAGCGAAGGTGGCTGGCGCGAGTTGCTGGCGGGTGCCGGTGTGAAATCGGCCTCAATCTCAGGGTCTGGCGTGTTCAAAGACACTGCGGGCGATGCCCGTGCGCGGCAAATTTTCTTTGACGGTCAGATGCCCGATTTTCAAGTGATCATTCCTGACTTTGGCGTCGTTCAAGGCGCTTTCCAGATCGCAGCGATTGAGTATGCGGGCACCTATGACGGCGAGGCGACCTATGAGTTGTCGCTGTCGTCGGCGGGCGCGCTGGACTTTACGGCGCTGTGATGGCGAACCCGTGGAGCGGAGAAGTCGCGATTTCGGTCAATGGCACTGAACGGGTCATGAAGCTAACGCTCGGGGCCTTGGCTGAACTTGAGGACCGGATCGAAGCAGAGAACCTTGTGGATCTCATATCGCGGTTCGAAACTGGCACCTATCGGTCGCTAGATTTGATAGCCCTGATCACCGCGGCTTTGCGTGGTGGTGGGTTACCGATCACAGAGACAGAGGTTGCGAACGCATCGTTCGATGGGGGCCTGAACGGAGCTGCGTGTAAGGCAGCTAGGTGTCTGGCTTTGGCATTCGCTCCACCAGAAAGCGTTGAATGACTGCGTTCGATTTCAATGGAATGCTGCGGGTGGCTTTGGCTGAGTTAAAGCTACCGCCATCCGCATTCTGGGCCATGACCCCTTATGAATTCATGACCATGACCGGCCGCACGCCAGCGGACATGCCCATGGTCCGTGCGCGGTTCGATGTTTTGAGCCGTGCTTTTCCCGATACCAAGGAGAATGATCATGACCGAGGGTCTGAGTGATCTAGAGGCCGATCTCGACCGGCTTGAGGAGAGCATGGAGGGTGCCGCAAGCCTGACACGCGGGTTCGAAGCCGAGCTATCTCGGATGCGTGAAAGCATGAGTGAGACCACGTTGGATATGCGGCGGATGGAGCGCGGGATGTCGAACGGGCTTCGGCGTGCCTTTGACGCGGTGGTGCTGGATGGGACGCGGCTGAGTACAGCGTTGTCAGGGTTGGGGCAATCGATGGTCAAGACAGCTTACGGTGCCGCGACCAAGCCCGTAACGGATCAGGCTGCGGGGGCCCTGTCAGGTACTCTGGGCGCGTTCATGTCGCGTGTGTTGCCATTTGCAAAGGGCGGAGCGTTTGCTCAGGGGCGGGTCATGCCCTTTGCCAAAGGGGGGATCGTGAACAGTCCCACGGCGTTCCCGATGAAGGGCGCGACGGGCCTGATGGGCGAGGCTGGTCCTGAGGCGATTATGCCTCTGACACGTGGACCAGACGGATCACTCGGCGTTCGCAGTGCTGGGGGGGCGGGTCCTGTTTCTGTGGTTATGAACATCACAACACCCGATGCGGCGAGTTTTCGGCGCAGTCAGTCGCAGATCGCGGCGCGCATGGCGCGCGCGCTCTCTCATGGCAATCGTAATCATTAAGCGAGGCAAGAATGGCTTTTCACGAAGTTCGGTTTCCCACCGACATCAGCTTTGGCGCCTTGGGCGGACCAGAGCGCCGCACCCAAATTGTGACCCTGTCGAATGGCTACGAAGAGCGAAATACCCCGTGGCACCATTCTCGTCGCCGTTATGACGCTGGAGTGGGGGTGCGCTCTTCGGCGGATTTGGAAGATGTAATCGCCTTCTTTGAAGCGCGGGCAGGGCAACTCCATAGCTTCCGATTTAAGGACTGGAGCGATTATCGGTCGGCAAAAGGTCAGGCACCGATCACACCCGAAGACCAAGAAATTGCGATCGGTGATGGCGAGACGGTGAGGTTTCAGCTGCGCAAAGAGTACCGCTCTGGCGCACAAAGCTACGCGCGGCCCATCGCGAAGCCGGTCCGCGCGACGGTGCGGGTGGCCGTTGCGGGAAGCGAAATGCACGAAGGCATTGATTGGTCGCTGGATGACACAACGGGCGAGATCACTTTTGTTGCCCCGCCTGAAAGTGATGCGCCAATCACGGCCGGTTTCGAATTCGATGTTCCAGTACGATTTGACACGGATACGATTCAGATCGCGATGTCACGGTTCAACGCGGGCGAGGTTCCGGACGTCCCTGTTGTGGAGGTGCGGCTATGAACGTCGGGGCTCAGAACCAGGATAAATCAGCGACGACGATGTGCCGTGCGTGGCGCTTGGTGCGTGCTGATGGTCATGCACTAGGGTTCACAGATCATGATGGTGTTCTTGAATTCGACGGAACAATCTTTCGCCCAGATGGGGGAATGAGTTCTTCAGCGTTGGAGCAATCCACTGGCTTGTCAGTTGATAACGCAGAGGCGTTTGGCGTCTTAAGTTCGGACAAGATTTCGTCCGAGGACATCGCGGCTGGGCTCTACGATGCCGCTGCATTCTCCTTGTGGCAGGTGAACTGGCAAGATCTGTCTGAACGGGAATTGCGTTTCCGAGGTCAGCTGGGAGATATCCGCCAGTCTGGTGGAATGTTTCAGGCAGAGCTGCGCGGCTTGTCTGATCTTTTGGCGCAGCCGCGTGGTCGAACTTTTCAAAAGGGGTGCGGGGCCGTCCTTGGGGATCGGGCTTGTGGGGTTCATCTGAACCAACCGCTTTACCAACTGAATGGTACGGTGCGGACAGTCATCGATAAGAGAGTGCTTTTGGTTGAGACTGAAGCCACGCATGATGCTGGGTGGTTTGCGCGTGGGACAGTCCAGTTCGAAACCGGCTTGGGTCAGGTTGTAAAGGGCGCTGTCAAGTCCGATGGCAAGACCGACGGACGTCGCCGAATCGAACTTTGGCATCCTCTGGCCCTGGAGCCCGCTCTTGGCACCCAAGTTACCGTCAATGCAGGCTGTGATAAGCTGTTCTCGACTTGTCGATTTAAGTTCCGGAACACACCGAACTTTCAGGGTTTTCCCGATTTGCCGGGCGACGATTGGATGATGCGCTACCCGAATATCTCCGAACCGAAGGACGGAGGGAGCCGTCGATGAGCGCACAATCACAAGCAGCACTCGCGGAGGCGAGAGAATGGATCGGAACGCCCTACCTTCATCAAGCGAGCGCGAAGGGTTTCGGCACAGATTGCCTCGGGCTCCTGCGCGGAGTTTGGCGTCATTTGTATGAGCGGGAACCGGAGGTAATTCCGAGCTACACGGCAGATTGGTCAGAGCCCCAAGGAGACGAGGCGCTGTGGCGCGCGGCGTGCCGGCACCTCGTCGCAAAGCCACTTTCGAAAGAAGCAGAGGGCGATGTTCTTTTGTTCCGGATGCGGCACGGCGGCGTGGCAAAACATTTGGGGCTACAGAGCGCCTGCGGAAATGCCCCGCGCTTCATTCATGCATTCGGCAATCATGCGGTTCTCGACAGCCCGCTCAGTGCTCCTTGGCGCCGCAGGATCGTGGCGCGTTTTGAATTTCCCAATGAGGTAAAGTAATGGCGACAATCGTATTATCCGCGGCGGGCGGGGCATTGGGTGGTTCTCTGGGCGGAAGCCTCGGCGGCTTGGGAATGGCGACACTGGGACATGCTACCGGCGCAGTTTTGGGACAAGCGCTGGACTCCCGTCTCTTCTCGAACAAAACGAGCGCTGGATCGACAGTCGAAGTTGGGCGCACAAATCGACTGCGCATCGGCTCTTCGTCAGAAGGTGAAGGGATTGCCAAAGTGTACGGCCGTACTCGCGTCTCTGGCCAGATCATCTGGGCGACGCGATTCAAAGAAACTGTTCACACCAAGACGTCGCGAAGTGGCGGGGGCAAAGGCTCCTCTGGTTCGCACTCTTCGACAACCCAGCGCTACACGTACTCTATCAACCTCGCGATCGCTTTGTGCGAGGGCGAGATCGCGCGTGTTGGCAGAGTCTGGGCGGACGGCTCTGAGGTCGATCTGTCTACCCTGAATATGCGTGTTTATCGTGGCGAAGCAGACCAGCAGCCGGACCCCTTGATCGAAGCGATAGAAGGAACCGATGCCGTTCCTGCCTATCGTGGGACGGCCTATGTGGTGCTAGAGGACTTACAACTCGGAGACTTCGGAAACCGTGTCCCTCAGTTCAGCTTCGAGGTCGTGCGCCATGCACCTGATCATGTGTCAGAGCACGGCGACGTGTCTAAAGATATCACCGCCGTTGCGATGATCCCGGGCTCTGGAGAATACACTTTGGCGACCACGCCCGTTCACTACGGTAAAGGGTTGGGACGTAATTCCTCGGCCAATGTGAACAGTTACTCGGGCATGAGCGACTTTGAATCCTCGGTGCGTGCGTTGACCGAGGAGGCGCCGAATTGCCGTGCAACATCACTCGTTGTGTCATGGTTTGGAAACGATTTGCGATGTGGTGCGTGCTCGATCAAACCAAAGGTCGAGCAGACCGCGCATGATGGAGTTGGCATGCCTTGGCAAGTCAGCGGGGTACTTCGCGCTGAGGCAGAGCAAGTCGTGCAGCTTGACGGCGATCCTGTCTACGGTGGGACGCCCGCAGATCAGTCCGTGGTGGAAGCGATCCAGCATTTGAACGCTGTGGGTCAAGAGGTGATGTTCTATCCCTTCATCTTGATGGATCAGCTCGGCGGCAACGGCATGCCCGATCCTTGGGGGCAGGGTGAAGAGCAGCCGGCTTTGCCGTGGCGCGGACGGATCACCTTGTCTACCGCACCAACGTTGAGCGCTACGCCTGATGGGACAGAAATGGCGGATGCAGAGGTCGCTTCCTTTGTCGGAACGGCACAGCCCAGCGACTTTCGGATCGAAGACGGACAAGTCGTGTACGATGGACCAGACGAATGGTCTTTGCGCCGTTTCGTCCTTCACTATGCCAAACTGTGTGAGCTGGCAGGCGGCGTACATGCCTTCTGTATCGGGTCTGAACTGCGCGCTTTGACACAAATTCGCGGTGTCTCCGGTTTTCCGGTTGTCGATGCCTTGAAGGCGTTGGCCGCGGACGTGCGCACCATCCTCGGGCCTGATGTCAAACTGGGCTATGCGGCGGACTGGACTGAGTATTGGGGGTATCAGCCCCAAGATGGCACCGGCGATCGCTACTTCCATTTGGACCCACTGTGGGCTGACCCGCAGATCGATTTTATCGGAATTGACAACTATATGCCGCTTTCGGACTGGCGCGACGGCAACGATCACGTCGATGCGGATTGGCACACAGCCTACAACCCGGCCTACCTGAAGCAGAACATCGAAGGCGGTGAAGGCTACGACTGGTATTACCCAAGCGATGAGGCGCGCGATTTGCAGCAGCGCGCACCTATTACCGATGGCGCCTACGGGGAGCCTTGGGTGTACCGCTACAAGGACATTCGCAGCTGGTGGACGAGCCATCACCACGAGCGTATCGCCGGTCTGCGTGCGGACAGTCCAACTGCGTGGGAGCCCTTTGCCAAGCCAATCTGGTTCACGGAAATAGGATGCGCAGCGGTCAACAAAGGCACCAACCA